ACTAAAACACAACTAAAAGATCTTGCTGTTAGAACTAAAGATGGCAAACTTAGATTATTCAACGAGGGCGGAGCAGTAATGGATGAACAAATGGAAATGGCCTTCTCTGAAGGTGAACGTGTAGATCCTGTGTCTGGTAACGAAGTACCTATTGGCTCTATGCCAGAGGAAGTACGTGATGACATTCCTGCTCAACTTAGTGAAGGTGAATATGTCGTACCTGCTGACGTAGTACGGTACTATGGTGTTAGGTTCTTTGAGGAACTACGCGCTAAAGCTAAGTTTGGCTTTCAAGATATGGCTGAGAACGGACGTATTGGTGGTGAACCTGAAGATGAGCCTGATATGGAAATGATGTTTGATGTATCTGAACTAGAAGTCGAAGATGATGGTAAGCCTATGAAGATGGATGAAGGTGGTTATGCACTATCTTCAGGTGATGAAGGTTATGACGAAATGGGTGCGCTGGGCTTAGGTAGCACAGGTATTACTGCAGGTTATGAATCAACAGGTAATGCACCTACTGTAGAAGTACGTACCTATGTTAATGAAGCTGGACACTCTATATACATCACATTTATTAACGGTAAACCTCAGACTTCTATACCTCCTGGTTATACATTACAGGCAGAGGTTGTTGAAGAAGCTCCAGCATCTGCTGCACAACCAGAGCCTCAGGTTGTAACATCTGGTGGCGGTAGTAGTGATCGCAGAACAATGAGAGCACCAGATCCTGTTAACTATAAAGAGCTTACTACTGAAGAAATTGCTAATATGTTGGAAGATCAAAACTCTAAAAAGTCTACAGCAATAGCTTTTGCAGCAGGAGCTATTAATCCGTTACTAGGTCTTTTTGTTAAGGGTGCTATGATGCATAGTGCTAGAAGTTTAGAGAAAGAGATAGAACGTAGGATAGCATCAGACGAATACGCAACAGATAAAGGTGTTCTTGAAGACATGCTAAAAGCATCTAAGGATGGTAAGCCTGGTCTTATTAAGAAGATATATGGTGCGGTAGTAAAAGCCTTTGAACCAGAAACTGATGAAGAAGCCGTTGCACTTCAAAAAGCGATAGCTATGGAAGCTGGTGAAGTATACGACTTTGAAGGTAATATTATTGGAGATGCTATTTCTCCTGGAGATCCTGCAATAACAGGTATGGATTTAGAAAAAACTGAATCCCCTGTAGAAGTTGTAAAAGATACACTTGCCCCTACAACAGGTAAAGTATCTACCTATAGAGATCCTATAACCAGAGAAGAAAAACAATTTGAATCTTACGGTCAGGTTACTAGGAACGGTGTGTACGCTGGTGATGGTTTTGAATGGTATGAGACAGATATAAAAAGTAGAGATGGTTCTCCTGTTTTAGGTAGAAGATACACTGGTACAGACGAAACAATGAATAACTTAGGTCAAGACACTATTATAGCAACAGAACTTGGGTATGGTAATATAGAAGATCGCGATACTTTTGTTAAGATAGCTGAAGTGTCTATGGAAGAAGGTAGTGAGTTTGCATCTACAAAAGGATCAGCTAATGATGGCGATTGGATAGATTTTCTCACAACAGGTAGTTTTGGAGCAAGTGATTCATTTGCAGCCATGAAAGCAAAAGAAGCTAATGAGAAAAACGAATATAGCCCAACACTTACATATGGTGAAATACTAGAAAAGGTTAAAGAGCCTGAAGTAAAAATTACAGAACCTGAAGTAAAAATTGAAAATCCTAAAGTAAAAGATCAAGATGCTGAGGCTCAAGAGATTATGGATATGCTTGAAAGTAATGTACCAACTATCAAAGAAAATCCTGCAGGTAAGGTATTCACTCCAGAAGATACAACGGTTCTTCCGTATGCTACACCAGATGCTAATGATCCTAACGCGATAGTTACAAAACGTCTTGATATGGGCGTGAATGATACTATTACCCCAGAGGAGAGTAAAAGATTTAGAGATATTCGTAAGGCAAAAGAGGCAGAAGCTGCAAGACTAGCTAGTTTAAAAGCTCAAAAAGACGCTGGTAATTTTGCGACAGAAGCTGAGATAAGAAGAGCTAGAGATAAAGGTGAAAATATTTATGGTCAAAAACTTGCAAAAACTCAAGATCAAAAAACAAGATCAGAAAAATTAGCAGACAGAGACAGATCACGAAGTATTATTGCAGAAAGAACAAAATCAGGTCAGTTTGATTCTAAAGGAAATGCACGTGGTGGTAGAGCTAAAGGTGGACTGATGAAAAAAGCAAAGAAAAAATAAATATCTATAAGGCATCCAAATAACTATAAGGCTACCCAGCTTAGGCTGGCCCCATCATAAGGAGTATAACATGATACAAGAGCCACAAGAAACTACGCCGATTAAAACTACATCGGCTTCACATCAAAGGAATGATGCACGTGTTAAGCGTGATCAAGAAGAACTAGAGGCACTGCTAAAGCAAGCACGTGGCGAGACAGATGAAACAGAAGAAACTGTTGAAGCGGAACCCAGTAGCGAAGCTCCTGTCGAACCCAAAGTTCAGACAGAAAGTAATACCAAACAAGAAGAAGAACCCGAAGTTGAAGCACAAGAAGACGATGCTGAGTTAAGCGGTGAAGAGAAAACTTTTAAGCAACGCTATTCTGATATACGCAGACATATGCAAGATAAAGAGAAAGACTTTAGTGCTAAGCTTGAGAAGTTAGAAAAGCAACTAGATCTAGCAACAAAGAATGAACTTGTATTACCTAAGTCAGAAGAAGAGATTGACGCATGGGCTAGAAAGTACCCAGACGTTGCAGGTATTGTAGAAGCTATCGCAGCAAAAGAAGCTGATAAGAAATCGTCTAGCTTAGATGCTAGGCTTCTTGAGATAGAAGAACTAAGGTCTACTGCAAAAAGAGAGAAGGCTGAAGCAGAGTTACTAGGTATGCACTCTGACTTTATCTCTATAAGAGATGATGATGCTTTCCACACATGGGCAGGTGATCAACCCAAGTGGGTACAAGATGCACTCTATGAAAATGTAGACGATGCTAAATCTGTATCACGTGTTATTGACTTGTATAAAGCTGACATGGGTATTACTAAAAGTAAAACTAATACGTCTGACAGAGGCGCAGCTAGTTCTGTAAAGAGTAAACGCTCAGCTGCACCAGAACCAGATGACACTTCATCTTACTTACGTGAGTCACAAATTGCTAAGATGAGTATTAAAGAATATGAGAAGCGTCAAGAAGAAATAATGGACGCTCAACGTAAGGGTAAATTTATTTACGATTTATCAAAGAAATAGTTGACATCTGTTAAAATATGTGTACAACTAGGGGCATGTGCAGTTAGGGTTTTTGGATGATTTGTCCCTGTACTGCACATGCTTATAACTAAGCTCTATCCACGAAAAAGAACTACCTCAGACTAAAGGCCCAGCGCTCTAAGGATGGCGATCCCTAAAGCAAAGCTGACTACCCTAATAGTAAGAGCCTCTTTAGTTGGTATGAAGCGTATAATGTCACGCCATATCTATAAGGAGATTACACAATGGCTATTACTTCCGCAAGTGGTGGATTTAACGGGAACTTTTCCCCAATTATCTACTCAAAACAAGCACAGATTGCACTTCGACGTGCAGCTGTTTGTAACGCAATCACTAATAACTCTTACTTTGGTGAGATTGCAAACCAAGGCGATGTTGTTCGCATTCAGAAAGAACCAGATGTAACTGTAAACGCTCTTGAGCGTCACACAGCTATCTCTGTTGAAAAGTTGAATGATGAAGACTTCTCTTTGACTATCGACAAAGCTAACTACTTTGCGTTCAAGATGGACGACATCGAAGATCAGTTTTCAAATATTGATTACGTCAGCTTAGCTGCTGATCGTGCTGCTTTTAAAATGGCAGACTCAATGGATGCAGACTGTTTAGCATACATGTCAGGTCACACATCTGCAGGTGCTTACATTACTGGAACATCAGGTGATGCACAGCATGATACAGCTGGAGACTTAACAGGTGAGTTTTTAACTGCTAACCATTTGGATGCAACGGACTTCGGTTCTTTGGGTTCAGCTGACTCTGCTTCAACAGCATATGCTAATGGCGATTCAATCCCATTGGCTCCACGTCTTCCAGGCGCAACAGCGTTGTCTACAGCGACTGTTTCACCTTTGACAGTGGTTGCTCGTATGGCACGTCAAATGGATCAAGCAAATGTTGACTCAAGAGGTAGATGGCTGGTCCTAGACCCAGTATTTATCGAAATGCTCAAAGACGAAGATTCACGTATGTTGAATGCTGACTTCGGTGGAGCAGGTCTACAAAATGGCTTGGTGCTAAACAACCTACACGGCTTCCGTATATACCAATCTAACTCACTACCTGCTAAAGGTACAGGAGCTGGAACATCTGGTGCATTAGCACAAGACGTAAACTTTGGTGTTATCGTAGCTGGACAAGACGATGCGGTTGCATCTGCTGAGCAGATCAACAAGGTAGAGAACTACCGTGACCCAGACTCATTCGCGGACATCGTGCGCGGTATGCATCTATATGGTCGCAAGATTCTTCGCCCACAAGCATTAGTCACAGCACACTACAACGCTGCATAAAAACTTTAACATTGGGGCTGGTTCATACTGGCCCCTTTGTACTTTTTAGATTCACATATAAAGGGACATCACAAGATGGCTATTACAACTGCAATGTGCAACAGCTTCAAGCAAGAGCTTCTTGGG